ATATAAAAAAGGTATACTTCCCTAACCTACAAAAGTATCACAGCGACCTCGCAATATTATTCAAATGAAACTTCGGGTCCCCCCTACACAAAAAAATTCCCAGTATAATTTTACCGTCAAAACCCCTTTGAGGGAGCAGGTGAGTTATATCTGGGAATCTCTCTCAGAGACCGCTAGGATCGCCGTGAAGGCGCTTCTCGCCAAACTTACAAACAAGACTACCAAAACATGAGTATTACTCGCAAGGAGAAGATGATTGCCCTCAGAGAGCAATACAAAGATCTCCTAGGACTCCCCTGGACAGGAAGACGAATCTACGGATGTTATGAGATCATTCGTAAGTATTGGAAGCATGTCCATGACGATGATCTCCCAGACTTCAATGCACGGGGAATTATCACCTTCACTGACGAAGCAATCGAAGAGGGTGGTGCAGAGAAACTGTGGGAGAGTGAATGGGGAGAAGAGACAGACTTCTCTACACTCCTTCCTGAGGATGTAATTCTCTTTAGACTGTATACCAATCCACTAGGAGGGTCATACTCAGCACCACGGGGAAGAGCACCGAATCATGGAGGGATTTACCTAGGTGATGGTTTTATGCTTCACCATCCTTATGGGAGTACAAGTATGCTTGTAGACCTTGAGAAAGAAGGTAATCGTATTTGGAATACGAGTTGTATCGGTGCAATCCGTAAGAAGTCTACATAGCATTGTAGAATAAAACTACTACATGTCAAAGCGTTATGTCCTAGAAGTCGAGGTAGATGAGCATGGAGAATGTTTCGTGCAACTACCCGACGAATTGCTTGAAGAAGCACAGTGGGACGTAGGTGATGTCTTAGAGTATTCTGAAGACATTGACGGATCTATCATCTTGAAAAAAGTGTTGTAAAAAATCCGCGAAAAACCGCGTCCGAAATTATGAATGAAACTCCAAAGTTTGAAACCCTGGAAGAATATACCAACTGGGGGTTTGAGCAACTATCTCAAGCATTAGTGCAACTCACTAATCGCGTGACTGCCCTAGAGCAAGCACTACAAAAGTTTCCGCCTCCTGGTGCGGATATGATTAAATATAAGATTCCTGGTCACGAAGACTACTCTAATCTACCTGGATTGTTTGACGATCTGTATACCCGTCTAAATAATTTGGAAGAGAAATGATTTGTAATGCCTGCATATCTCCTAGAGACTGCTCGGAGTTTTCCTAACCCGATCAACGGGGAAGAGTATAATACAACCTGGAAAAGACCCTCCAGCGGTGACTATGAGAGTCACTCCTCTGGTAATGGACTTGGTACGGGCACAGACTACTTTATTACCTTTGAGGGTAGCGGACCTGGATCCTATCCTCTGGGTAAAGATGCTGTACACTATATCGGTGATCAAGAGGAGACTTGTGTAGCATACTGCGGATATACCCGTGCGCCTGTATACAGATGGTATCGCGGTGCTAAGCGTGACCACAAGTATACAAAGAGTCCTGAGATGGTCGAGGCAGACGCAGGATGTGAGAATGAATCATGGAAGAAGATATCTAGTGGATACAATCATGAGCCTAGGAAAGGCACTCCATACTTCTTCTGTCTAGATCGCCAAAGAGAGAATAGTGTGCCACTCGTAGTGTGGTATTCATATTGGCCTGACAACACAATGTTAGTTGCTGGCACTGGTAACCCTCCTGGTGTTAATACTGGTTGTGGTAAAGGAAAGTATTACAAGTGCTATACCATAGGTTATATCTGCACTAACTTGGCTGATGCACAGGCGTATGGACCTGACGCTGTGCCTCTGTATCATTACCGTTATGGTAGTCAGAGTGCAAGTAAGGGTAAAGATATTGATGACTTCTATACTATTAACCCTGCAGAAGAAGTCAACCTAGTTGATAATCCTATCCCCTGTAGGAAACCCATGGATAGGGAATACCAGTATGTGGGTATCGTTGGGTATGTCTATCCTGCAGACGCTCCTAACAGTCCTCAGCAGAGGGTTATAGACATTGGTAAACTAGGACCCACTGGACAGTGTGTAGACAAGACATCCTGGTATAACTTCCCTGAGGATGATGAAGATGAATTCAGTCGTGGTAGTTACTACAGAAACTCTGGCACCCCTGGTGTTGTTGGTTTCGGTAATCCAGAGAATGTAGAGAAGACAAGTGAGAATGCAAACTTTGAATGGTTGTATGGACTCAACGGAGCGATCAAAGGTGCAGTGCCTCGCTTCCTAGGGTTTGAGGATTCGTATGACTCACAGTTTTACTACTACTTGTATGACACCTCATACCCTTGGAATGGTCCTCTCTTCGGTATTCAGTATGCATTGAATGACATTCCATGTTGTCCTAATGCTGTGAATGAGGAAGACGACCCTATCTGTCTACCTAACGAGCATTTCTATTCACACTTCTACAAGATTCGTGAGGATTCTTGGGAGACTACTAAGACTAGGATGGTCTTGACTGATGAATCTACCAATGCAGTCAACGAATCCTTTGAAATTATTGACACAGACAGTCCTAGAATCCTGTTTAGATACACAACACGGACTGGTGACTTCAATAGAGGTGAGCAAATCAACGGTTGGAATATCGTTTCCGTCTTTTATTACGGTGATCAGCTCAAATGTGGACTGATGGAGCTAGAAGGTCAGGGTAATGACTTCTCTTATCTGCAACAATTCACATCTACAGACGGTGGCACATGCGAAATCCTTGCTGGAAAGGGCATTGTAGACAAATGTGCGTTTGCTGGTGTGTATGAATTCCCTAAAAGGGTGTCATACTACAAGGTTGAGCTCTCTCCGAAGGCACTTGTGCCTAATCGTACACTCGATGAGGCGAAGTTTGAGGCAATTATTAACGATAAGGGCGGTATTCAGGAAATTGAGATCATCAATAGCGGGCGTGGTTACTCTAAAAACGCAAAGATTACGGCAATTACACCCAAAGTCCTCAAGAATTTCTCTGCTACGGACACTACAGAGCACCTAGAAGACCTAATTAAGAAGGATCCTGACTGGAATCAGGCAATCGGATTCACAGAATCGGAGTTTACGGGTCAAGATCCTGTTGCAGAGGTGCAAATTGCCGTTGGATCTGCTCAAGGAGCTCTTGATTTCCCCATTGATCACGACAATATCGCAGTAAAACTCACAAATGCTGAGTTAGAGATCGCTGCATTCGATGAAATTGGCGGCATTAAGGCAATTAGAGTGATCAAACCTGGATCAGGATACGACCCTGAGGAGCCACCTGACGTATTTGTTACTGATCCTGAGTATATTGAGTATGAAAGTCCCGACATTGGGGACATTGCTGCGCTCGGACAAGGTATTTCCGATCAGTTTACCAACTTTGAAGGCAGTTTACCCGTTGGTGAGCAGCAAGATCCGCTCGAATGGATCAACACTAACACTGGAAATGACTTTAGAGGGTCACCTACTGAGTTTCAGAGTCTAGGTACTACGGGTATTGGGTCTCCAACCTCCCCCAATCAGGTTGCAAACACGGGTTTCACCATTATGAATACCCCTGTTGCCTCTGCAGCACCCGATTCTTACATCAGAATGGCGGAGATTGACGAAGAGAATGAGACAAAACTGTGTTTTGACCTCCCACCTAACTGTTTAGAGGTCAATGGTCGCGGTAATGTGCTCGATGCCATCCCTAAAAAGGACTTTTGGCAGATAATGAGTGGTGTCGATGACCGCATTCGCAATTTTGAGTCGCAAGTTATGCCTGATGTCTACAAAACAGTGGCAGATTTGGACGAATATCAGGACTCAGTGTCGCATGTTTACGGTCCTTTCCAGAAAAACCGCTGTTTGACCATGGGACAACCCAAGGTTTACAACATTAGACGCTGGTTTGACATGCCATGTGCGTATGTAAGTACTATTGAGAGGGGATCTGCCACTCTTGACATGATTGAGAAGGGTAGAAACCTCACTGATGAGCGTGCTTTTGGATATTTGCCTTACAAATACTGCGCTTCTAAGATTAAAGAGGCAGAATTTAACGTGTCTATGATGATTGAGGGCAAAGTTACGGGATCTCAGGGCGCAGCCTTCATGGATTTCATGGAAAACTTCCAAAAACCCAAGGTAACACCGCGCAGAAAGGTGTCTGGTGGTTACAAAACGTGGAAATGCAACAACGGAGACGTTGATGGGCGCTGTTATCGCGATCCTAACGACCCAAATGACATTATTTTCGTCCCAGTGGGTCTAGATGAGAATACTTTTGACTATAACCGCCTAGGTTTTAGTGAGTATGAGCAATTCAAGCTCTGGTTGGGCGACAATTTGACTGGTGGAGCACTTACAAGTGGCGCAACAGTCGGTTGGGGGTGGGATGAGACTACATCTACCACCACTACAGACCCTGAAACTGGAGAAGAGACCACAACTAGCACAACTACACCATATACAGGTAACGGCACCTACACTGCATTCAGTGTGGACTGCAATCCTAACCCCGCAAATACCAATGTGCCCAACCATGAGTGTTGGGATACCTATGTAAGGAAGACAGGTGCCCCCTCAGACGCCCCTCTGGACGTTTACTGCGGATATGATAACCAAGGTAACCCCATCGCTGGAAACCGCTTCTGGGAGATCACAGGACCCGCTAACGGCACTGTACAGAATAGTCCTACAGGACCAGTCAATCCATTCTGTGCAAGTTGCACACCTTCTACGACATCTGGTTACGGATACTATGGTTGGGTCTTTAGTGGACCTCCTGCTGCTGGTCTGGAGCAGGTTAATGATGCATCTATTGCTATTGACCCATCTAGAATGTATACCAACTCAGATGGTGACAAAGTATTCAAGATGGGATCTTATAGTGGCACAATGCGTGTAAGGAATTGGTTGACTGGTGGTGTCCAAGCACTGAGTAACTCATTAAATAACTTTGGTAACCCATACTTCACTGAGTGTGATGTTGCCCGACCTGATGAAGCAGGTAAACGAATTAACCAAGAATTCTAATGGCATACGGATTTCTAAAACCAGTTGCATCTTTGAATGGTCTGCCTTGCTCAGGTCATGGTCTTTGCTTACCATCCACTGTCCACTCAGTGCAGGCGTGTGGCACCCCTCCAGTGCCCTACAGCATTGTTATTAAGAATTTTACATGCTGGTGGCCACCCACACCTCTAATTCCACTTTCAGCAATCAATCCAATCAGAGCAACTGTGCTCGTGCAGTTTATCCCCATCATGATTGGTGGCGATACATTCACACCACACATTGCACTCTGTACAAATATCGTTATCTACATTTGCCCATGTGGTAAGAGTGTATGTCCTATCCCAACACCTATCCCATGCAGCACACTGACTATTGAGGATGCTGGTGGTGTCGGACACCCTAGAGTCCTCTTCCCAACCACGTTGACTGTGTTTGCATTTAAGATACCTATTGCAAGGATTCTAGATCCACTGGGTGTTGGTTTCCCAGGATTCTCATATCCATGCTCTTCAGTGGTTGCATTTGGACACCCAACTGTGTTAGCATCCTAAGGTAGTTTGATAGAGGCAAATGCCCGCTAAAGCAAAAACTGGACTGGTTAAAGACGGTTGGGTACCTTCTCCCGCCAAAGTGACTCGACAGGGATCCAGCAAGAATACTAAATATTCGGCAACATCTCGTAACAACAAAGGTAAGCGTTACCGTGGGCAGGGTCGATGAGACCAGAAACCAGAGAAGCAATGGAAATGCTTTGGTCTGCTAAGTGGAATCTTCCTAAAGCAGCAAAGCATTGTGGTCTATCATTGAAAGAAATGAAGATTACATTCAATGAGTATTGCAACTTCCATCCCCCAACATACAAAGTAGAATGAGTCAATTAGTCGTCAACTTGCCATCACAAAAAGTGTGGGTCCGTAAAGAGTATCTTAGGGACCATGTTGATGGGCATGGCGAATTTGTAGAGGGCGTCTGGGTATCGGCAAAGTCGATCCCTGGACGTGCTTTTTACTTTGAGACATACTTGCCTGAGTATGCTGCAATGTTTGACAAATTGCCCATCAGTGCATTTGTGAGTCGCCCTGAAACTCCAGACACAGACATGGATCTGCCCAATCTGCAATTTTGGAATTGTATGGATTATGGCGTCCGTTGCATTGAAAAACAATTTATTGGCACTATGGATATCCAGTGCCGCACTCGTAACTATGGAAATGTTGCTGGTGAGTATCTTTTCACACTAGACAATTTCCATGCTGACGTTGACATGATCGATACAAACGTCAGTGAGACACCAGAGGAGCACAAGTCGCATAACTGCATTCTCCTGGAGAATGGTCAGTTTGCATTGTATCCTAATAATAGGATGAGAATCTATGACTTGTCCATTACACCTAACGAGCCTAAGACACCAGACTTCAAAGTATCAACCAAATACTATCAAGTCGAAAATGGTATCAGGTGGGGTAGGTTAGGTGATACAGATGATTACCATTGGAAAACACCTGAGGAGGAATCTCAAGAATGACTATAAATAAAAATGCCGTGTGGAGGAAGTATCGTGGCTAACAGTCCTGTGCCTGATCAAAGTGATGATTTTATCAAGTCTGGTATGGTGCTAATAACCGACCCACGGAGTGATAAATATCTTCATAAGGTGAAGAAGAATATTCAACCACCTGTGAGACCAAAGAAAAAAGAGGGTTAAATGCCTGCTTACAGATTCAGATCAGATCAGTACGTCAGTAGAGGATTCAAGGATTTAGCAATTTCCTTCAATGCCAATCCATCTACTGACGATTTTGGTGCTGTAAAGAATGAAAGAGCGATCAACCAATCTGTAAGAAATTTGTTATTGACTATTTTAGGTGAAAGACCTTTTCAACCCAACATTGGAAGTCGGGTTAAGGGTCTTCTTTTTGAGCCATGGGATCCATTTGCTAAAGATGCGATCAAGACTGAGATAGAAGATTGTCTTACTCGCCTTGAGCCGCGAATTACTGTCGAAGATGTACGCATCGATGACAACAGTGACCTCAATGAAATTCAAGTTGAGCTTGAATACAAGATTACTGGAGAAAACATAACCCAAGAAGTAACATTCCTCTTAGAGAAGACCTGAAATGGCTGCTATCCCTTCACAACTAACATCTCTAGACTTCTTTGAGATTAAAGAGTCTATCAAATCCTACCTCAGAACGCGTAAAGAGTTTACTGACTACGACTTTGAGGGTAGTGCCGCGTCATATCTTATTGATATTCTCGCTTATAACACATATTATACGGCATTCAACGCTAACATGGCGCTGAATGAGTCGTTTCTAGAGACTGCTACGGTCAGAGACAACATTGTCCGCATCGCTAAGCAGTTAAATTACACCCCTAGGTCAATTAAAGCGCCCAGAGCGTGTGTAACTATCCGTGTCCAGACACAACAGTCGCTGAATGGCACAACATTTCCCGAATTCTGCACACTGTCTGCAGGAGATGTGTTTGTTGCCCGTAACTTTAATGACACTTACACCTTCTGTGTGACTCGTGACCTCCAAACTGTCGTAGATCCCGCAACTGGTATTGCGGTGTTTGACCCTGTGTTGGTTTATCAGGGCAACTTACTTAAGTTTAACTACACAGTTGACTATACTAAGAGACAAGACTATATTATCCCCGCTGAAAACGTAGACACAGACTTGGTTTACGTCGATATCTCTCCTAATGCACAATCGCAAGAGATTGACACCTACAACCTCGCTGCAAACGTAACTACTCTCAACAGCACCTCTCGTGTTTACTACCTTGAGGAGTCTGATGACCTTAGATACCGTCTAGTCTTCGGTGATGGCGTCCTTGGGCGTAAACTGATCGATGGTGAATTCATCAGACTGTCCTATGTGACCACTTTTGGTGAAGAAGCAAACGGTTGTAAGGATTTTGCCTTCATCGGCACTATTAGAGACAGTGATCAACGCGCAATCGCACCTGCAAACATCGCAGTTACTACTAGAGAGTCTGCTGCAGACGGTGAGCAGCGTGAAAGTGCGCTATCTATCAAGTTTAGAGCGCCAAGAGCATTCTCTACTCAAAACAGAGCGGTTACCGAGGCAGACTATGAGCATATCGTCTCAGAGATCTATCCTCAGGCAGCATCTGTGACCGCATATGGTGGTGAGAAACTTACTCCACCCATTTACGGTAAAGTCTATGTTGCTATCCGCCCAAAAACGGGTAACAAACTGAATGAGACGACAAAAGCAAAGATCAAGAATGATCTGAAGCGTTATACGGTGGCATCTATCGATCCTGTGATCATTGATCCTACTATCTACTACATTATTCCCAAATCTTACGTTTACTACGACGGCAATAACACTAATAAGAGTGGTGCTCAACTCGGAAGTGACGTTCTTCGCAATATTGACCAATTTAACAAGAATGGTCAAAACAATCGTTTCGGTGGTCGCATCGATACATCCAAATATAACGCAATGGTCGATAATAGCGACCCTGCAATCTCTGGCACCGTTACTCAGATGACCGTTGGTCAAAATCTTGACCAATTTGAGTTTGGTAGTGTCTTTACTCAGTGTCTAGACTTCGGTAACCCACTTTATAACCCTGGTAACTACGCTGGTAGTCCAGATGGCAGTGGTAGTGAGTGCTCTACTGATGCAGACTGCCCAGAGGGTCAAGTTTGCGTTGATGGTAGGTGTGTTGACGACGGTACTGGCGGTGGAGACAAAGGAACTTGTGCTCCTTCCTTCTCGGTGGTCAAATCTGGCACATTCTATGCAACTGGTTACTCTGAAGACCTTCTTAACCTCACTGCTGCAGGTGGTGGCGCAAGTACAGTCAGTCCTGTCATCTCTAGTCAGTCAATCACTGGAGAAAATCAGGTATTGGTGCCTGTAAACATCAGAGATGACGGAAAAGGAAATCTTATCCTCGTTACCAAAAGAGACGAGGTAGAAGTTGTGTTAAATAATGCTGTTGGTAGTGTTGACTACGAAAAAGGTCAAGTTTGCGTCGGTCCTTTGGCAATCCAGGGCACTCCCGATGATACAAATCGCCTTCCCATTCAAGTCTTGCCATTTGGCGGGTCAATCAAGATTCCACCTGGCGTTGACCCCACATTGTTTGATGTTAATGTCTTCCCAATCGACTTTAAGACCAACGATATTGATGTCCCATCGTTTGACCCCAACAACTTTGGCGGTTACAACTTCGGTGACCCAAGCGGGATAAATATCATTGATTATCCCACGGATAACTTCGTATATCCAGTAGATACCTCCTGTTTCTGAGATAGATGCCACACAAGAATATTTCCATTTCGGATAGAGTTGAAAATCAACTCCCAGAGTTTATCAGGGAGGAAGATCGACAATTTGTTGACTTTCTCTTCCAATACTACAAGTCTCAAGAGAAAACAGGTCGTCCTTACGACATTCTGAATAATCTTCTAGGTTATTTGGATCTTGACAGTTATACTTCTGACGAATTGTCAAGAGATACGCTTCTGCTGAGTGATATTGGACTGTACGACAAAACTATCAGAATTGAGTCCATTGATGGTTTCAAAGAGACCAATGGATCGATAATGATCGATAATGAGGTTATTTACTACGAGTCTGTGACTCGTGGTCCTGATGCCATCATTACTCCAGGCGTTTCTCCTGATCAATTCGATAAAAAGAAACAACAACTCGAAAATCCCTTCAATTTGTTTGATGGGACTAGAAATAAATTCCCTCTCAACTTTTTAGGCACTCCTGTAAATCCCCCTTCAGCAGATCACCTTATTGTTGTTGTATATAACGAAATGTTGGTGCCTGGCACCGATTATTTCCTTGAAGGCGATGAAATTCGCTTTGCTGTTCCTCCTCGCGAAAGATCTGGTGCTGACGACTCTGCATTCACTCAAATTGTGTATTTGGTTGGGTATGCCGATCAAACGATCGTCACAACTGATGCCGTGTCCTGGGAAGAATATCAAGGAAAGAAAGAATATCCTCTCAGAGTAAATACCCGCCCATATACTCCAACTTCAGCAATCGGTCTGATTGTCAAGAAGAATAATCGTCAACTTGAGGCATATACTGATTATACAGTATTTGAAGATCAAGTTGTCTTCAGATTCCCACTGGGTGCCGCTGATGACATCCATATTCGCTCTGTTGAGTATATTGCTCCTGCTTTTGGATCTGGTGCATCTGCGGTTGTTTCTGTTGATGCAAATGGTCAAGTTGACCGCCTAATTCCTAAAACTGGTGGTAGTGGTTACAGACTTGACTTTGAGCCTAAAGTTACTATCCAACACAATGAAGGTAAGGGTGCAACTGCCAAAACATTGGTCAGTGGTATCAAAGATATTAACCTAATTGATGGTGGACAGGGTTACACATCATATAACCCTCCAATCGCTATTGTAGGCGCTCCTACAGGTGGCACACTGGCAAAAGTCGCTCTGACTGTAGATGACGAATCTGGTCAGGTCGATAGTCTGACTATTATGAATTCTGGTAGTGGATATGACTTTATCCCTGCTATTTCGTTTGTTAATCCTGGCGGTTGTAAAATTGGACAACCTACGATTGATAGTGAAGGTCGTGTAAACATCGATAGTATCGAAGTCTTAGATTTCGGTCTCAACTATAGTAATCCCCCTATTGTTTATCTGGATCCTGCACCTGAAGGCGGTATCAACGCTCAGGCAATTTCTAGAATCAACCAAGACGGTCAAGTCTACGAGATCGTTATTACAAATAGAGGTAGGGGTTATGCCACTCCTCCTAGAGCAAGGATTATTCAACCTATCGGTGCTCAGGTACTTGACGTTACTGTTGCATCTGGCGCTGTTACCAACATTGAGATGTTGACTGGTGGTAGAGGTTATACCGATGCTCCTTCTGTCTACATTGTTGATGATAGAAAGGATCCCTATGGTGTGCCTATTGGTGGCACGGGTGCAACTGCTGCTGCTACTATCTTTAACGGCGAAATCACCGATATCAACATTACCAACTTCGGTACTGGATATTCTGAGACAGAGCCTCCTAAGATTTACATCGCTGAGCCTAAAGCAGCAAGAGCATCTGTTGCTGTTGGTTTCAATGAGCTGACTGGTTATGAAATCATCGAAGCAGGATCTGGTTACTCTCCTTCTGCATTCCTTGAATGTAGTCGTGGTGTGTCTGGTGCTGTTGGATACGACAATCTCCACAATGAAATCTATGCTGGCGAAGCAGTATTGCGTCAGTCTACTCACCTTGGAGCATCTACAGTTATTAACCTAGACTCTCTGTTTATTAGAGAGGTCTTTGATAAGTTTAGAAGACAATATCTTCCCACTATTGAGATTGATTATTCTTCAATCAATCCAGTCCAAGTTATTAAAAGCATCAGTGACTTCTACATCAGTAAAGGCACTGAGCTCTCCACACAGTATCTGTTTAAGATCATGTTTGGTGAGCAGGTGGATATCTACTATCCTAGAGATGAGATTATCTCACCATCTGCCGCAACATGGGTTGTTGACACTGTGCTGCGTGCTGAGTTAATTTCAGGTGACCCTAGTAACCTTATTGACTCTCAACTTATTCAATATGCTGATGAGGTTGACCTTAGTGTTAAGGCAGCAAACGCTCTGATTGAAAACGTCATTACCATCATCGAAGGTAAGGACACTATCTACGAATTGGCAATCTCTGAAGAGACGCTAAGTGGTAGTTTTATTATTCCCTATAAGACGACTCTAGTTGAGCCTTTGTCTACAGAGGGTCAAATTATTACCGTTGACTCCACGATTGGATGGCCAGAAAGAAACGGCACCATTCGTATCAATGATCAAGAGCAAGTACAGTATAAAGAGAAATCCCTTAACCAGTTTATCGAATGCACCAGATCTAAGAATGGTGTTGTAGAGGACTGGGATCCTGGCACGATTATCTTCTCTGATATTTTTGTATATACCAATAGAGGCACTCCTACTGAGTGTAAACTTAGAGTGCTTGGTATTGCAGAAGCAGGCACAACCGTCCTGAATGACACTGGATCTTACTATCTGCAAGGTGACAAACTTAAGGTTGCTAAACTCGGATCTTCCGCTGAAGATGAGAAACTGTCTTCTTGGTTGTATAACGTTAAAAAACTAATTCAGGTTACTAGCGTTACTCCTGGTGGTGTTAACAACCAGACTGCTACTGTTGTTTGTGACAACCCTCACGGTCTTCTGGTGTCTGATCAGGTGACGATTTATGGTGCTAACCCTGTTGTATTCAACGGCACCTTTACCGTCACTTCTCGTATTGATGAATTCCAATTTACATATCAGATCAATACACCCACAGAGATCATTCCTGAAGGTAACATTCTTCTCTCTGTGGACCTTAACAGAGGTAAGTCGAATGTCGATTCCATCAACAACGTTGTTAGTGAGTTTACAACAAATATCCAAAACTCCTTCTTTAATGATGAGCACGTTTATGTTGCTTCCTCTGGTCTACCCAATTATAAGGTTGGTCCTTTCACTGGGTCGGCGCTGATTCCTGGTAACCAGCGTAAACTGCTTAGATTCCCAAGACTTGTCCAAACTATCTCTGAGCGTCAGGATATCTCTGCTAACAGCTCGATTGGTGCTTGGGTGAATGGTGTGTCTATCTGGGCATACAAGTCTGGTGACTTTGTTAGATTTGGTCCTCTGACTGGCATTACTGTTAATAATAATGGTCAGCAATATGATGCAGGATCTAAACCTGCTCTCGAAATTACTGGTGGCGGTGGTACAGGTGCTGCTGGTGAAGTTGTTGTTAATGGTAGTCTGACTTCCTTTGATGTTACTGAGCAAGGTAGCGGATATACAGAATCTCCTCTGGTCTCCATCGTTGGCGGTGGTGGTATCGGAGCAACCGCACAAGCTGTCGTAACTGGTGGTCGCGTCACCAGAATTCTGGTTGAGCAACCAGGATCAGGATATACTTCACAACCTAGCGTTTCTATTACTGGTGGTGGAGGTACAGGTGCAACAGCAAATGCAAACGTCCGTGGTCCTATTCAGAGCGTTACTCTGACATCTGGTGGATCTGGATATACTTCTCTACCTGCAATTAGAGTTAACTCTGGTGAAGGTGCTTTGGCACAACCTATTGTTATCAATGGTCGTATTGTTTCTATTGCTATCATTAACTCTGGTAGTGGTTATACCACTGCACCTGAGATTATTATCAATGGTGATGGTTTCGGTGCTATCGCAAGAGCAGTTATTGGCACTGTTGGTGAAGATAAAGGTAGAGTCCTTAGTGTTGAGATCACAAACAGAGGTATTGGATATACTCAAGGTCTTACCACTGTTAGACTTGAGTCTGTCGGTGATTTTGCTGAATTTTCTCCTCAAGTGTTTGAGTGGAATAGAAACCTTCAATATGATCTTGTCAATAAGTATGACGGAGCAAGAGGATATGTCTTTACTGGTCTGAATAACCAGTTTGGTGGTGAGTATGCTCACCTTAGCGATCCTAAAGAGCTTCGTTATGTGGTTGGCGATAACGTCTTCCTTAATCCTGTTACACAGCAATTCCAAGAAGTTGCATCTAACTTTGAGCACTCTCCTATCCTGGGTTGGGCTTTCGATGGTAACCCAATCTATGGTCCCTATGGTTACATTGACCCAACTGACCAAAATAGCGGAATTAGAAGACTTCGCACGTCCTATAAGTTAAAGGATAACGTTGTCTTTGACGCTGCAACTAATCCAAATCCTGCTCGTGTTGATGGACCTGAGTTGTCCACATATCCTGCTGGATCGTTTGTTGCTGACTATGAATATGACTTCCAGTCTGGTGATCTGGATAATTACAACGGTCGTTTCTGTAAGACACCACAATTCCCTGATGGCACCTATGCATACTTTATTACTATTGATGCATCGGAAGCAGGTGTTGCTGAATTCCCATATATCCTCGGTCCTCAGTTTAACTCACTGCCTGATCCTTGGAACTTTACTCAGGGTGCAACCCAAGAAAACATTCCCCAAAACGTTGTAAGATATAGAGATCCTTACGTTAATGTTGACATTGATGTTGATCGTCAACCTAACCAAGAAGCAGATGTCTTGACAACTGAGATCGAAGGATATCCCATTATCTTTGAGATCCAGGACAGTAACAACGACGGAATCATTGATGCTAACGAGCAGCAAGAAATCCTTGAGATGTCTGAAGAGGCAACTCTACAAATTTACGATTACTTCCCTCAGGTCTCTGAAGAGTCCAGAGTGGACATTGAAGTTGAAACAACTACTCAGTTTGAAGATGCTCAAATTGATGGTTTCGTTATTGAAAACCCAGGTGAGTCCTATCAGGTTGATGACACCATCTTCTTTGACAATGAAGATACTGGTGGTTTCGGTGCTTCTGCACTTATCGAATCTGTTAAAGGTCAGAAGATTACCTCTTATTCTAAGGAGATCATCGGTGATCGTCCTTATGGTGTAATTACTACTCAAGAAAATCACGACCTTCGTCAACAAGATGAGTTGATCCTCAACTCTTCACCTGTTATTGACAATACCAACAAAAACTTCAAAGTTAAAGTTGTTTCTGGTATTGAGCGTATCAATGTCCTTCAAAATGGCGTTGGTTACAATGAAGATATTCCTCCCACCTTTGAGTTGATTACTGCCGCTGGTCAAGATGGCAAGCTTGAAATTGTACTTGAAAATACTGGTCAAATTAACAAAGTTAACATTATCAACTCTGGTAATGGTTACGATCCTGATGCACCTCCACAGATTCGTGTCTCCCACCCTCAGCAGTTTAAGAAGACTCGCTATTGGTTGACCGAATATATGGAAGCAACTGGTGTTATTGAAGTCAATGATATCAAAGTTACTTCTCAGCGTTTTACATATATCTGCGGTAAGATCACTGAAGCAGATGGTGATGAGTCTGGTTTCCTTGCTAAGTTTGATGACTTGGGTCAGAGAATTTGGGAGAGGACTCTCATTCCTATCAATGCCAACCAGAAGAGAGCTGAATTCCTCAAGATGGTGGTCAATGATGCTCCAGAAAACGACCTCATATATGTTACAGGCCAAACTAAAAACCCTGACAATGATACATTTAATCCCGATATCTGGTTGGGACTTTATGAGTCTGGATTCAACAACGCAAACGATCCTGACGGTATTCTGAAGTGGCAGAGAGCAATCGCTGGTATCTCTGGTAGCACCAGAAGAGATTATGT